TGATGCTCTCAAAATATCCAAAACTCGCTTTGACATTTCATGCAAGTTGGACCCTATTGGTAGCCAAAAATGATAATTAATGTTGTCACGGTTAAAAACTTGCTTGTAGTACTCAGTTTTGAATGATGGATCAATGTCAGAAGCCTTAAGTAATCTGCCTTCTTTTTCGATCACTTTGCCCATCTAATTCACCACCAAACACAGATATTCATTTTTACCAGCCTGGACTATATAGCAAAAAATAAAAAAAATCCGTACCTTGGGGAAAGTACGGACTAAGCTTTTCAACTGAAAAACACTATAATGGAAATAGACATCATATAGTAAGTTTAATATACGATAAATTTCATGTTTTTTCAAATCCTAATTAAAAGCCCACGATTAAGTGAGCTTTTAAAACAAATTGGTGCAACGCTTATAACTTTGTCCACTATATCAAAAATATGCCATAAAGCGTCTAGACAGTCAACAAGTCTAAATTATGCTTTTCTACTAATTGAGAAGCTTTTAAACGTTCAACGATTTTAATCATTAGATCATTGGCAGTTATAACGTCGATTCCTTCAAATGCTTTTAGTGTTAATTGCAATTTATTATTAATTACATTTGTAATTATTGATATTTTACCAAAATAATCAGGGTAGTATTTCAAAGTTTCATTAACTTTCTCCCGACTAACGCCTTCATATAGTTTTACAGTGTATGTTTTCATTTGAACCTCCATTTTGTCTTAATCTTTTATCATGACCTAATAAATAAAATCTAGCGCAACTCACCATAATTGCGACCTGAGCTTTAGATTGGTTTGTTTCTTGAGCAACCTTCAACAATCCTTTATTTTCAACCTTATTTTTAATTAAACAAATTAATGCAAACTTAGTTGTAAAATCTGTTTTATCAGAATTTAATAGACTTCGTAAAAGTGCTTGAATTTGATCCGCCTCATAATCACTGATCTCACATCGAATATAAGATTTACTTTTTTGTACTTCTTTGCCAGCTTCACGCATCAACCAGTAAATTTGATTGATATGAAGCCCATCTGGCAAATCACCCCCTTTCATTCTAACTGTTTCACACCATGCGCCAAACTGCTCTAACCAACCGTCAATAGTATATTTAGACCAATCCATTTGTTGTGTTTTTAAAACTGCACTCATTTTTCACCTACCAATTGCTCAATTTGTTTAATCGCCACGCCTGCTTTCACTTGCTCTGTGCTGAACCGTAAAACTGTAAAACCCATCATTGCTGCGGAGTTGTATTTCTCCATATCCCCTATATAGCCTTTGCCCCTTGTATGACGGCCTCCACTCCAGATACCCCCTTCAACCTCAACTAAAATCTTTGTACCCGTAATCAGAAAATCAGCTCTCCATTTGCGTTCAGGATGGAACTTATATTCCTGTTCAAAACCAATCTTGCATGCTCTTAAATGCGTTGCCAGAACCACTTCACCCACACTTGGTTGTCTGGCAACTTGCTTTGCTGAACGGCGCTTTTTATTTTTCTTTATGGGAAATAACTTGCGGTATTCAGCAATGCTGACTGATGACATCAAGCACCACCTTTGAGCACTTGCTCTATAGCTTTAAGGGTTCGAATCATTGCCATTTGTAGAAATTCATGATTGCCGCGCATGTCTTCTTCAACATACTGCAAAGCATATTGAGTCTCTTTTAATGCCCCATCTAAACGCTTTTGCAGCTCCTCCACTTTCGCTTGTTGTTCTTTTTGAATCTCCCAAGCCCACTTTCCAGATTTACCCTCAAACTCACTCATGGCTGGCTCCTTTTTCTGCATCACACATTTCACATTTATCTATATGCCCCCACCCATCATCTCGAATGAAGCCAAACCCCTTACAAGCCTTACATTTGACTTTCTTTTTCTCACCCACCAAGAAATATCGATCTTTCTGGTTGTAGGTAATATCAATAGAACCTGAGTAATAGCGCCTTAACGCCCCATCAATATGAAATTCGTGTGGACCTACACAAAACATCCACCCCGAATCCCCGCCGCACTTTGTAAACCATGTGAAATATGCTTCTCTCCATTTCACATAACGGCCAGACAGATGAGGAGTCAACAATTCAATTAAACGTGCTCTAAGCATCTCCATGCTTGCTGACATATCTCCATAGTGATATTCAAGATTGTAGCTATACTCGCCTGTGTTATATCTAGTTGGCATGAGATTCACCGCCTCCGTATATTGATTCGTGGTCGCGGATAGCAGTCATCACACGCTTAATTGAAATGGAACCATCTGGAATGAAGTCGCAAAAATCATCAAGAAAGCTCAATCTCCCATTTCCCACCATGCGAACATGCGTGTAACCAACATGCTTATCTGTCGTAATGAATGCAGGCGTTAGCTTCTCAACTCCACCTAAATCGTTGATGATTTTCAAAGACTCCACCAGACGTTTAAGCTCAACCAAATCTACAAAATACTTCTCACGATCTGCTGGGCTGATTTCTACACTTTGACCACATTGGAACTCATAACCCTCGTTCCATTCAGTTGCGTTATCGGGTGCTGAATCTACGATTTCCTTCGCGTATTGCAGTCCTTTATCTCTAATCAATTTAGTTGCTTTCATGGCTGGCTCCTTTCTCATCAAGCTCTTTACGCGCCAACCACCACCAAACCACCGCACCGCTAATAGCTGCTGTAAAAAATGAAATGAGTAAACCCCACGCTAAAATCTCGAATTTATTCATACATTCGCTCCATCAATTAACTGCTGAATATTTCTAGGGATTGGCATACCTTCACGGCGGCACATCTCTGCGTATTCGTGTGGATTATCGAAAGGATCAGGGCCCAACTCTTTTATAAGCTCAGGCTCTTTTTCTTTTGCCTCAAGTTTTTGAACTGGTGCAGGTTTACGACCATTGATTTTTAATCTTTCCATCAATGATTTGAGATGCTTTTGAGCCTCGTCATTGCTTACTGGGGTGTGTTCAGGTTCTTTATGCTCTAGTTGTAGCGGTGGAGTGTAAAACTCTTGCTGACGGCCTTTTAACTGAGCTTTAGCAACCATCACGTTGTAGGTCCCGAAGAAATTATCTTGAGCTGCTCGCATTTGGCCGGCTTCGATCAAATACATCACTTCGTCTAATGCATATTTTGTAATTTGTGTAATAACCACGGTACGGTCAGTCGTAAACTTACATGCGCGAGACCAAGCTTCTTCTGGAGACATCCAACTTTCACCGATACACCAGGTGCGAAACTCGGCAAATGACGGCATAAAGCGTCCACCTGCTGTAAGTAAACGACCAAGTGCGTTGTTAAATTGGTTTTGTTGAACGCCAACCAGTGTTTTAAGTGCGATTTGCTCAACCACTGACAGAGGAATTGCACTTTCGCCTGTTGCTGGAAATTGCTTATTGAACTGAGCAGCGTAAACAGTGCGAAGAGAAGCGATTAATTGACGCACTTCGTTCAAGGTAATCTCATGCATGACCTACCTCCTCAATCATTGGAAGCTTTTTTGCTGGGGTTACATCCACGATTTGAGATTCGCTCTGTTCTTCAAAAAGATTAGCGAAGTAACCCGACTCTTCTGGTTTTTGACCGGTTGAAGTGATTTGCTCTTGTTTCTTGCGGTTTGCAGCAACTTGTTTCTCGTTGTTTTGAACCCAAGAGAACCACTTAACCAACCAGATGCTTGGTGTATTCAACGAACTTGATTCGTTTGCAAAGTACCAGTCACCGAAATTTTGAATCATGGTTCTCAAGTCGATTTCAGGTACAGAAACAAATCTTTGTTGAGCAAGTGAGATGAAATCGTATTGAAACTCGCTGTATTCAGAAATGAATTCACGCATTGAGTAACGCTTGTGATCATCGATCTGATACTGAGCAAATTGGATTGGTGTAAATTGCGAATTTTCTTCACGCGCATTACTACTACTATCTATATATTGGTTATCGGTTAACGGTTTATGGTTAAGGTTTTTTTGGCTTTCACTTTCAGAACCCAAAATTAACCCACTGGGTTTTTGTGGGTTTTCAGAATTAACCGAGTCGCCTTCACTTTGGTTTTCTTTTGGTTTTTCCTTACGTGGACGCCCACCTTTCTTACCATTTTCACGATTTTTATCCCCTACTTTTTGATAAGCGGCGATTTCTGAATCACAACGTTTGTTGTGAAACCCGTCTTCCTCTTCCACAAAAAACTCTTGCAGCACAATTAATACTGCATCCCTTTCTTCTTGGGTATTTGCACGTAACCGACGAAAAACCGACTGGGTTTCTTTGGGTAATGGTTTTTCATTCAAATAATAAAAATCGAGAGCACGGCGATAAAAGCACTCTTCAACTGGGCTAAGGTGCGCTGTAGCAACCATAAAGTCGCCGATATGGTGGAGATATTTATACATCAGTGACTGCTCCTAATTTTACAAGACCGCGCATTTCCAACTGACGAATAATTCTTGGAGGAATAAATTCGTTGTTGATTTTGTAGCGAATACGAGACTTTTCTTTCACCTGAATTAGTTTGTGCCCATCCTCCATGAGACGGCGAACTGCTATAGCCTGCCCCCATATGGGTTAATTCTTCAAGTTGATAAAATCTTTCCTGAGCCTCAATTGCGGCATTCATAACTGAAAGTGGCATAGCTGCTAATTCTTTAGCCGAATAGATCTTTACTGGTTGTTCCAGTGGAATTACCACCTCTAGCGGTGTGGTGGAAACGGAAATATCCTGTTTTCTTCTTGCTGCATATCTCACTTTTCACCATCCTTTGGCTTAACATAGCCACCAAACGAATCAACCAAACACGCTTTGGTTAAGCTGGTTACAATCTGTTGTGCTAACCACTGCGTTATGCGAAATTGACGAGCCATAGCCTCTGAAAATTCAACTTTGGTTACCGCCGCATTATTTTCGTCATAACCTTTGTTACGTAAATTTTGCTTTTTCACCTCAAATAGGTGCCCAAGCACTCGCAATGCAGGCTCGTAAAAAGATTGGATTTCACTTTGCTGACGAGAATCTTTGATTTGCTGTGTAAAGCTGTTCATGACACCTCCGCTAATGCTTGCTCAGCGCTTGTTAGTCGGCGTTTAGCGTTGAGCTCTGCTACTGTTGCTGTGCGGATTTCTTTTGAAGAAACCAGAATCAAATGATTCTCTGATTTGATGGTCCATAAACTAGTCAAAGTTTTGTTTTTAACTTCAAACAAATCATTTGATTTGAAAGTACGGCACTCTTTAGTAAGCACTACAACATCACCAGGTATAAATTCTGGTGTGTTGTAATTAGCCGATTGATTTGCTAAATTGTTTTGCATATTCATGGGTTCCTAAATTTGTGAATGCGAAACCACTCCTGTTCGCGCAGGTAGTGGTTTTTAATATCCAAGCTTTTCTTTCTTAACGCTGATTTCGTCGTGAAATAAGTCATCCACTGTTTCAATACGGTTCATCCAGCTTTTAGACATGACTAAAAGTGCAGCAACCCGTTCTTTATCAATGCTCTGATAATCTTTAGGAACGACTTTTAAACCAAGCAAGCTCAATAGCTCGCAAAACATTTCAATTTCATTCAAGCCATTGTTTTTCTTATCTGTTTTAAGCCGAGTAATAGTGCTTGGATCAACTTTTAATTGTTCAGCAATCTCTTTTTGGTTGCTTATATCAAGACCATGCAATATGCGGGATACGCCATTTCTGGCGCTTGCAGATATATCAACTGATAATTTGCTCATGGTTAGGTCCTAAGCATTTGAAGTAGTTCGTTTGATTGGCTCTTTGCCATTTGCCAAGTCTCTGATTTGGTATTCGCGAGCTAAAGGGATTTTTTCATTTGACCACTGGTAAACAGCAGGTGGTTCAATTCCTAATAACTTTGCCAAGCCAACACCATTGACACCAAGCAACTCATAAGCTTCCTGTTTGGTCATTTGTGCAACCTCAAAAAATAAGATTTCTTAGTATTAAAACAAAGATAACTTATTTTTGCAAGATGTAAGATAACTTATATGAAGAATCTAGAAACTATGGGTCAGCGTATTCGCGCCTTACGAAGAGAAAAGAAATTAACCCAAGGCGAGTTGGCAAAAATCGCTGGGGTTAGTGCGCCTAATGTTACTGGTTGGGAGAAAGATGCTTATGCTCCTAAAGCAGACCCATTAAGCAAAATGGCCGCTTATTTCGGAGTGTCGACTTCGTATATAACTAATGGAGATGAAAGCGGTCCCAAGTTGGATAGCACTGTTGCACAATTGAAAGTTCTGGATATCGAAGCTTTTAAGAAAAAATACAATATTCCCGATAGCGAAGATGCTGTTAAATTTATTGAAACACCTGTTAAACCATTCCCCACCCAAAAAAGATATGTTCCTGTAAAAGCTTACTCCAAGATGGGCATGGATGGTTATTTTACTGACATGGGTTATGAAGGCAATGCTGGAGATGGGTATGTTCCAACTCACTCAGCAGGACCAAGAGCCTATGGTATTAAAGGCACTGGCGACTCAATGTTTCCAGCAATTCGTAATGGCTGGTATGTTGTATGCGACCCTGATGCAGATCTTGTGCCGAATGAGTTTGTTCAGGTGTGCTTGAAGGATGGAAGATGCACAATTAAAGAATTTGTCGGCATTAATGGTGGGGTTTTAAGTTTGCTTTCTGTGAATGGTGGTGAGCGATTTTTCTTTGAAATGGACGAGGTTGAAAGTATTACCGCTATTACAGATATCGTGCCGCCAAGTCAGCACAGACAAGAACATCCATATTCGCATTGATCACAGGAAGACTTATGGACAATTCAAAACGACCAATCAACCAGATTATTGCTCGCATCAATGATGCTGCGAAACATGGTGAAGCTTTGGTGCTAACAGCCGAAGAAGTGAAGATCCTCTCAAAGGACATTGGTGATAAAGTCTTTATTCCAGTCCTTACAAATGAACAAGTAGTGCAGTTGGTAAAAGAAGGAAAGCTTGGGCAGAAAATTAACAACACCAAAGATTAATAAGTTGTGAACCCGACACAGTACTTTAGAGCGATTCGGGAGGAGGAAATAATGAGTAAAACAGTAGTAAAAGACAAAACAGTACACTACAAAAAAGTAGATTTTCTAAAAGGCGCCAATCTAGGTCAATTACTAAAAGCACAATTGCTGGATAAGGATTCTTTTTACTATAAAGCCATAAATCGTCAACAATTTGTCTCCGCAACAAAAGATGATTTTATTCTAATTAATCATGCTAGTTCACACCAAAGCATGTTCTTTGGCGAGTTGATTATTGTTGAGTCAGGCAAAGCTCAGGCTGTATTAAAGATAGACAGTGATGATGCTACTGAATTTCCCATTAAAACCTATTTAACAGATGATCTGCCAGATGATGAAGATGGCGTTGACGCTACAGAGGTTGTAAGAAAAGAGTTTATTGATAGTGTTCTTTACTTTGGTGTTATTGATAACCATGTCGCAATCATTCAATCAAGATCACTTACCGCTAGAACCTTGGAGTCATATTTGGGCTGGCTTTTGGGTGAAGCAGCCAAAGCATTGCCAGAGAATAGTGCATTAATATTAAAAGATGCTCCAAATCCCACTGTTAAGCAAAAGCTTGAATCAACTCCAGCTAAAACTATTTCAATCTCATCTGGCATTGGGTCAACAGAACTTCAACCTGTTCATACTGTCGAATCAAGCATACCTGCGAAAATTGACTATAAAATTGAAGATAATGTGGTTGATGTGCTTAAGTCAGCTTTTGGAGTTGATTTAGAAAATTTAAAACTAGAGGATGGGCTTGATGACGCAAACCTAAAGTTAAAATTAACACTTACATACAACCGCAAAACCTCAAAAAGTGGGCAAAAAGTTATTGATACTGTAGCTTCATCCATGCGACATAATGATGATTATGTTATTACTCTTGAGGATGGGACCAAGGTTACGGCTGATAATCTAAAAATGAGCGGCAAGATTTCAGTTGAAACAATCAATAATAAAGTTTATAACGACGGCCTAAAAGTTCAATTGTATAATTGGATGACTACCAATATAAATTTTGGTGACTAATATGGCTAAACGCTACTTACCCTTCTACAATAATGCTAGATTTATCGCACTAGTGTTAGTCGGTCTGTTTGCTATATTTTCAATAATTTTTAAATATTTAGAGTTAAATATTACAATAAATCTGGTTCAATTTTCATTTGTACTGCTTCTCCCTTTAAGTCAAATTTATTTGGCTTATAAAGGTATGCTCGATGCATTAAAGCTTGATGGTTTAAATCAGTCAGAACGAGATAGGTTGACTTCAACTGTGGACATAAGAAGTAAGTCATCTTTATATGTGGCTATGCTTTTTATTATTCTTGTTTTTAGTATGTATATACTTAATTTATTAGGCTTACTTTCAGCTAAGCATCTTTTAGCTCTAATACTTTCTGTTGGACTCACCTCAATTTTTAGCTTCTTCTTAGCTTGGTCTGACTTAAGAGAAATCTCTTTGCTTGAAAAAACATTAAAAGATCGCAAAGAATCAAGAGAGGCAAAAGCAAAAGTATTGAGCAATAAGTAAAAAGCGATCCAATTCATCTAATCTACCCACCACCACGGTGGGTTTTCTTTTTTAATATATTCAAATTTTCCCTGATATTATGGGATTAAGACTTTGTGCCAACATTGATCTTAAATAACCATTAATATCGGAGAAAATATGAAAACTGAAATCATAGAAGCTCTAGCGTTAGAGCTTACTAAGGCAACCATTGCTGATACTGATCCTTCAACCATCAATATAAAAAGTGCTGATCTTTGGGTTAAAACCTACCAGGAATCACTGAAAGCGGTAGAAGAAGCTTTAAAAGAACTTAAGCCAAAGCCTAAAGCCACATCAAAACCCATTTCAGGAATGAGCTAACCCTGATTACTCACACTCTACTATACTTACCTTGCAGTTATTCTTGGTGGCAAAGTCATCAAGAATAGCTTTCAGCGCATACGCGTTCCGAAGCGTGCACTCTATTTTGAAAGCGGCTGTGCAATCACCAAAAAGAATCTTTTCAGCACGATCAACTTTTTCTTCTAGTTGATCAATATTACTTTCCTGAAGCAGTAGTTTCTCAACCATCTGCTTGCGCCATTCAAACATTTCTTCGCCTAGACTCATTTCTATCACCTTTGATAGTTGGGTTTTCTTTTGTCTATTAAAGCATAAAAATAAGATTTCTTAAATTTAAATAAGATTTCTTATTGACAATAAAAATAAGTTTTCTTATATTTATCTCACAGACAACAAAAAAGCACACCGCCCTCCCCAGGTCCGATGTGCTTTTGCAAACTGCGAGATCAATTATGAACGTAAAAACCTTTTCAAACAAGCACAAGGTAACTGGAGTTACAGCAATTGCTGTACTTGTAGCCTTGGGTTCTTGTGAATACCGTACCGCTAATTCTAGCGTCCCTTCTAATTACTCATATGAAAGCAAACAAGTAGTTGCTTCTGAATATGAACTTTTAGGTATTAAGCAAACTGGTGAAAAAACTGGTGTAGCTGTTATCCGCATAGACGGCTTCAAACTAAACGTGAGCTTCGATTTTGACGGCGTAGCTGATAGTTATGGTGTAGCTGGATCTGACTTTACAGCGGCTGAAATTACTAACCTTGCTATTGAGTCAGTAACAGACCTAAGCGGCAAGCCTTGGAATGATTTCACCAATCATGACGACCATAAAAACATAAATATTTTATTGGCTGGCTATATCGACCGTAATAAATGGTTGGAGGCAGCCTAATGAAAGATTATAACTGCCCTATTTGCAAGAAGATGATTCCTGTTGACCGTTCAAAAATCAAAGCTGGTGATGAGGTTTCATTTTGCAGAGTAACCCAATCTTCTAAATCTGCACGTTTTTCTTCAAGAGAAGGAATTGTCAATTGCCGTGAAGGTGATGTGGTTTTAGTTAAATATCGCAAAGAAATTATTCCTTTAAATATTAAGGACGTCTCACCTGTTGATGCTCCTAGCCCGCTTACGTATGCCTTTGTTGGTACATGCGAATGTAAGGAGGCTGAACATGTCTAATTTCAAAAAACATCCTGACGGCTACAAGTCTTATTTGGGCCGTGATGATAAAGGTCTTTATTCCGTACGTATTAAGTGGGCTATCTATGCTGCAAACGCTAACGGCTCAGTACTTTACGAAATTAAAGATGGCGTTAAAAAGCCACTTAATGTTGAGCAATTTAAAGCTAAGGAACCAAAGATTTTCGCTTCTCTTATGCAAGTAATCGACTTCCAACGCAGAAAGCAGCTCGCTATAAAACTGCGTGAAACAAACATTCCTACTTATGACCGCAAAGCTTATAAAACTAAGCGCGGCTTCACTGGCTCAAGATAAGGATAATAAAATGGCTCTACCGATTATTACTGCTGACCAAACTTTATTGGTTCAAGCAATTATTGTGTACCTATACGCGGATCCGGGTTTAGGTAAATCATCGATGGGCTTTACTGCGGAAAAAGCAATTTCTTTTGACTTTGACCGTGGTGCTCACCGTACTGGTGAATTACGTCGTGGTGCAGTTGTACAGGTTCAACAATGGAGTGATGTTGCAAACCTTACTCCGCAGGACTTAGCACCATATAAAACTGTTGTCATTGATACCGTGGGTGCAATGCTTGAATGCATTAAAACCCACCTGTTACTTACGGCAAATAACCGTCAAAAAGATGGTTCTTTAAAGTTAAAGGCTCAAGGATTAGCGAACCAAACGTTCAAGCAATACATCAATACTTTGATCAGTTTAGGTAAAGACGTTGTTTTCATTGCACACGCTTCAGAAGATCAAAACGGTGATCAAATTATTTACCGACCAGATCTAGGTGGTAAAAACCGTAACGAGCTTTACCGTATCGCAGATGTGATGGGTTATCTAACAACTGTTACTACAGGTGAAGGTAAAAATGCCCGCGTTATTAATTTTAAACCCTCGCCTACACATCATGCGAAAAACTCAGGTGCTTTAGGTGGTGAAACTGGTGAAGTATGGGTACCAGATCTTAAAGCACATCCTACTTTCTTGGCTGACCTGATTACTCAAGCTAAAGATCACATTAACACCTTAACGCCTGCACAACTTGCAGCAGCTAAAGCCCAAGAAGAGCTAGAAAACTGGAAACAAAGCTGTGAAGAAGCTGAGCATGCAGGTGACCTTAATCAATTAACTGAGTCGCTTGATAAAGAACATATGTATTACCAGAACATGCGCCAAGCAATGTTAATGAGGGCTAAAGCATTGAATTGCACGTTTGATAAGCAACGTGGCACTTGGATTAGTCCACCTGAATTTAACGGTATCTCAGATCAACAAAGAGATGAACTTCAAAACTTTATTGCTGAACGTGGCCTCGATGTAAAAACAGTTTGTGAGCACTTAGGTATCGATGCCCTTATCCAAATTGAAGCGGCAAAACTTAAGGCAGTTAAACAAGAAATTGAAACCTTAGCGAAAACGGGGATGACAGCATGAAAAATATTTTAACTGCTCAAGAAGCATTTGCAGCACTTCAAAAAGGTAAAACTGTTCTATGTCGTCCTATTGGAGACATGTTGGACTTTTCTGACTTAGATCAATTCCCCGCTTCTGTTTTTGGTAAACCGGGTTTTGAATTCTGCATCAAAATCGAAACTATTGAGCTGGCTGGCATTACATTCACAAAGCCATTAACTATTGATGAATATGAGGAGGGACAGGATGTTTTTGTAATTACTACATATTCGCCTTCTATTTACGTCGTGAATTTTAGAACCACCGCATTAATTGAATCTATTAATAGCGGCTTTGTTCAACGTGATGCAGAAAACGCCAAGCTTCAATTAAAAGCACTATCTAAAGCGTTAGGTTTTGAAGTTAGTGACGATTTTAGTGTTATTCGCCTAGGTGACGAACCAAAGAAACAGCGTGCTAAGAAATCAAAAGGTGCACAGACAGTAGTTGTAGAAAAGACTTCTGAAATTGTTGATGAAGTTAAACAACCTACAATTGTTATTACTGAGCAAACAAATGTAACTACTTCTAAAGACTCATTGGTGCAATCCGAAGATATTTCAGAAAATATAGGATCAGCTTTAGATAGTGCGATTGTTATTACAGAACAACCTTATGTGTCTTCACCTGAAGATTTTTTAACTCAGCCTACACCTGAGCAAGAAAAAAACAATGAGTATCAGCAAACCCTAGATACTCTTCTACAGCGTGTAAAAGAGTCAAAAACACCTGCAGAAGTAAATGCGGTTTATCGTTATACCCGCACATGGGATGACGAACAAATGAAGCCTATCCTTCTCGCCACTCACAAACGTCTTGAAGAGCTAGAAAAAGAAAAGGCATCTGCTAATGAGCCACCCTCTTTAATGGTTCAAATCCAAACTGCACCAGACCTTACAACGCTAGATGCTTTGGAAATAGACGTGGCTGCACGAGATCCGCAGATTCAACCGAAGCTAATGGGGTATGTGAGAAAACGCCGCTATGAATTAGAGAATCCTACACCTACTCAACAAGAATCTACCCCTGATTATTTATTAGTGGACGGTTTCTAACATGAAAGATCAGTACAAGAAAGTGAGCCAAAAACACATGCTTGGTTTTATGTACTACTTGCAATTGCTGGGCTACGTAATAGTCCGGCAAGGCATGGACCAAGCAATGTTTCTAACAAAGCATTATGCGGTACCAGTTGCTTGGCGGCGCATAACGATCGACTATCACAACCGATTAAATAAACCTGCCCAGCAGCTTTATAAAGAGTTTGTTGAGTGGACTAAAGAAGAATATTTGAGGGCTTAGGTAATGATTGATTTAAAAACAAAACAAGCTTTTTGGTCTGAACAATTACCTTTCTTTAAAGAAAAATATTGGATTCCCGGACATCTAGATGTACTCGAATTTGATATGAATGCTGGTTGTTTTGATATTGCTGAAGGCGTCAAAACTGATCTAAGTGAAGAAGACCTTTTTGATGTTTACCATCGTGTAAATAGTGGTTGGGCAATGTGGAAAAAAGCCGTGAATTTCATGAAATCCAAAGTTCCAACGTGGATTAGCGTGAATGATGAATTGCCACCTACTGACATAATGGTACTTATTTGTTGGGCAGATGCTCCTGATGTCACCCCAGAACAAGACTATATGACTATTGATGAGGATTTAAATAGCGTATGGGCAAACTATCAAAATGATCCACCTTCACATTGGATGCATTTTCATAGTGTGCCAAACGTATCGGGAGCTGAACAATGAGCATAACACTTAGCGGTCATCAACTAAAAAGCCTTCTCGAATTTGTAAATCCAGATGGTGAGAAAGATTTAGATCAACTTGATACTGAACTAACAATTAAATTCTTTGAAGTTGGCCACAGTGGAAAAGGCTATTACTTTTGGATGACCGAATATCCAGAAGAAGGTGCAATGAAGTTGGATATTGAATCGGGAGCTGAGGGATGAGTGAATTAGAAATACTTGAATCAGCACCCAAAGATGCTACCCATTATTTTCTTGTGCCTAATGGATCTGGTGAACCTTATTACGTTCTTGAAAAAGAAAAAAAGTTCTACTGGTTTCACGGTCAGGATGAAATAACTAAGCCACACATTTTGAGTTGGATTAAGTCAATTGAATCACTGAAAGAAGTTAAAGCGGAAAGTAAGGAGGAGTAAATGGGACAAATAGTTAAAATAGAGGCTAGCATTCTAGAAAAGATTGTTGCTGTAGCTGAACGTATTGCTCAGTCAAAAGAAGAACGCCGAGTTGGTCGTGAAGAATTTGCACACATGCTCAATATCGAACCTGAAACTCTAGACGCTCGGATTCGTGAAGGCAGATACCAAAGGCCATACAAGGATGGGCGAAAAAGTTTTTGGTTATTGTCCTACGTGCAATCTGTCGTTACAGACACAAAAGAATCTGGTAAAGTAGCCACCTATTGA